CAAGAGAAGAGGTGGCTCGTGATAACGTTACTAAAGCAGAAGTTGACCGCATTGTGGAGCATATGGATGCAAGGTTTAACAAACTTGAAAACAAAATTGACCAGCTTATTCAAAGGTAAGTGATGCCTAGTGTCTCTAAAAAACAACACGGATTTATGGCTGCCGTAGCTAATAATCCAAAATTTGCCAAAAAAGTTGGCGTTTCTAGATCTGTAGGAGAAGAGTTTATGAAAGCAGATAAAGGTCGTAAATTTAAAGAGGGTGGCGCCCTAAAACAAACTGATGCTGAGAGCAATCCTGGCTTAGCTAAACTACCAACCGAAGTGAGGAATAAAATGGGTTATATGAAAAAAGGCGGTATGGCACATTCAGACATGGCTAAAGACAAGCCAATGATGAAGAAGGTAGCCAAGCAAGAAGTTAAGGCTCATGAGAAATCAATGCATGGCATGAAAAAGGGCGGCATGGCTTGTGCTCCTAAGAAGATGGCTAAGGGCGGCGTAACCCGCGCTGATGGCTGTGTATCTAAGGGTCATACCAAAGGCAAGATGATTGCTATGAAAAAAGGCGGAGCTTGCTAATATGAAGATGAAAAGGAAAACACGTAAGTTTGCCGATGGCGGGTTTTCCACCGCTGAGGGCGAAAACAAGAACATTAGTGACGACATTCGCGCTCGTGCATTGCGTTCAGTTATGCCTGACGATTCTCCAGCGGGTACTACTGGCTACGGTGAACAAAATGACTTGCCAGAGACAAAGACTGTAACTAAAACTACTGTTTCTAAGACTCCAGCTAAAGCTCCTCCTATGCCAGCTGAAGAAAAAGCTCGTATGGAAACTTTAGTTAAGAAGCAAGCTCTTGAGCGTGTAACTCCAGAAGAGACGCTTATCGGTGGTGGCGGTTTAAAAGTTTTGCGAGCGGCTGGTAAAAAATTAGCCGATAAAATAGCTGCAGGTCGTACAAAGACTTATACCCCAGCAGAGATTGATGCAATGACTCCTAAATTACCTGGACCATCAGCAATTAAACAATTAGAGAACAAAGCAACTAAGATGTTGCCGTACGACAAAGCTGGAATGATGGCTAAAAAACGCAGCGAACGTGCAGAGGCTCGTGTTGACGCTATGCGTAAAGAAAATGCTGGTCGGTATGGTGTAACAGACTTTAGCGCTCCTGGATTTGGGTCTTTGCGCGATAAGATGATGAAAAAAGGCGGCAAAGTCAGTTCTTATAAGTCTGGTGGATCTGTAAAGACGTCTGCTTCTAAACGGGCTGATGGCTGCGCTATTCGTGGAAAGACAAGAGCCTAATCATGGTTAAGCCTGTAGACCCTTCTAAACCAACTGGCGGTGACGGTAATGAGAAGTACAACCCGAACCCAAAGAGGGGTCCTGGGTTTTTTGATGAGATTCTAGAAAAAGCTAAATCTGACCGTAAACCTAGTGGTGGCGGTGGTGGGGGTGGTATCCCTAAAGTAGGACCTAAAAGACCTTTAGATATGAAAAAAGGTGGCGTTGTATCTAGTGCCTCTAAACGTGCAGATGGATGCTGTGTTAAAGGCAAAACTAAAGGACGGATGGTATGAGACCAAGCAGAGGAATGGGCGCCATAATGCCCTCTAAAATGGGCAAAGGGGTTAAGAAAGCCCGTAGGGATGACACCGACTTTACCCAGTACAAAGAGGGTGGTAAAGTTAATGCAGCTGGTAACTACACCAAACCTAGCTTGCGTAAGCGGATTGTTTCTCAGGTCAAGGCTGCTGCAACTCATGGTACTGGAGCGGGTCAATGGTCTGCTCGTAAGGCGCAGTTAGTAGCTAAGAAGTACAAAGCTGCTGGCGGCGGGTATAAATAATGTTTAAATGGTTCTGGAGACTAATCAATGGCACTAGCCAAATCCCAACGGAGCCTCAAAGCGTGGGGCGACCAGAAGTGGACAACCAAAAGCGGAAAACCGTCGTCCAAAACAGGAGAGCGGTACCTGCCAAAAAAAGCAATCCAGTCGCTAAGCCCGCAGGAGTACGCAGCAACAACACGAGCAAAACGAGCGGGAAAAGCACAAGGGCAGCAGTTCGTCCCCCAGCCAGCAAAAATAAAAGCAAAAGTAAAACCATTTAGGAAAATATGAGCACATCAGGCACTACCGCGTTCAATTTAGACCTTAACAACCTCATTGAAGAATCTTTTGAGCGTTGTGGGCAAGAGCTGCGTACTGGCTACGATATGCGTACTGCCCGTCGCTCCTTGAATCTATTGACTGTAGAGTGGGCTAACCGTGGTATTAACCTGTGGACTATTGAGCAGGGGCAGATTGAGCTGGTTACAGGGCAAGCCATTTATCCTGTGCCTGTCAACACGATTGACTTGTTAGATACAGTAATACGTCAAAACAACGGTGTTCAAAGCAATCAAATTGACATCAATATTACCCGCATATCTGAGTCTACCTACTCGACTATCCCTAACAAGCTGACCCAAGGTCGCCCAATTCAGATGTGGTACAACCGCCAAAGCGGTATGAGCAACCCTACAACGGTTACCTTGTCAGGTAATATTTCAGCTACGGACACCACAATTACTTTGAGTGACGCAAGTAAGCTAGCTAATGCTGGGTTTATTCAGATTGATAACGAGATTATTGGCTATCCAAATGCCTCTGGAAACCAGTTGATAAATTGCTATCGTGGGCAATACGGTACAACAGCTGCGGCGCATACGAGCGGAGCTGCTATTACTAATCAAAACCTTCCTTGCATTAACGTTTGGCCCACCCCTGATGCTGGTGGCGGTCCGTACACTTTTGTTTACTGGAGACTTCGTAGAATCCAGGACGCTGGCTCTAACGGTACGATAGAAGCCGATATTCCGTTCCGCTTGTTACCTTGTATGGTAGCTGGCTTGGCGTTTTATCTGTCGCAAAAGTTACCAGATGCGCTACCTAGAATGCAGTTCTTAAAAAGTGAATATGAAGAGCAATGGTTGATGGCATCTACGGAGGATAGGGAGAAAGCCGCCTCTAGGTTTGTGCCAAGGACTACGTTCTATGCCTAATAAATACAGTAGTGGCAAGTTTGCCATTGCCGAATGTGATCGATGTGGTCAGCGATACAAGCTAAAAGAGCTTAGAAAGCTGACTATTAAGACTAAACAGGTTAGCATTAAGGTATGTAGTACGTGTTGGGAACCAGATCAGCCGCAGTTATCATTAGGCTTATATCCAGTCGATGATCCACAGGCGGTTAGAGAACCAAGACCAGACGTAAGTTATACGGTATCAGGCAGTAGTGGATTGCAGATTAACGGAACAAACGATACAACGCTACAAGGTGTCGGGTTCCCTGAAGGGGGCAGTAGAATATTTCAATGGGGCTGGAACCCTGTTGGTGGTGCTAGAGATGACGGCTTAACACCGAATGATTTGGCTCCATCTTGTTTGGTAGGTAGTGTAACGATAACGACAACTTAGGAGTAGAAAATGTTTAAAAGCGATGCAGATGGCATAGCCAAAAAAGGTAAAACTGAAGGACGCAACTTAGGTGATAGCGGCCCAACAGCCTCAGTATTGAAGTCAAAGCCAAAGATGTTAGGTAAAGACCAAAATGTAATGAAGAAAATTGGACGTAATCTTGCTAAGGTTCAAAACCAAGGTATGCGTAAATCAGCTGGACGAGGTCGTTAATCGTGGCTAAATTTAGCAAAAAGGTTATGGGTAAAGAAGTTGGCGAAGCCAAAGTCTATGCCGAGCCACACACCATGAAAGGTAAAACCATGAACGCAAAAGACGCGAAACTCTCCGTGAGCCGTCCACCTGATCCAAATTCATTGGCTGCAAACAAGATGAAACCAGGCGGTCAACCAGTCCCACGTGTAAGTGCAGGCGATCCTAATGCTGATGACGTTAAAACTACGGGCATTAAAATCCGTGGTACTGGCGCAGCCACTAAGGGTGTAATGGCACGAGGACCAATGGCGTAATGAATTACACGGAATTAACCACCGCAATTAAAGGCTTTGCTGAGAACGATTTCCCAGCAACGGTAGGCGCTTTTACGTCTCCTGCCCAGCTTGCTCGGTTTGTACAGCTGGCAGAGCAAAGTATCTTTAATACGGTGCAGATGCCTGCGTTCCGTAAGAATATGATGGGAAACATGACTAGCGGGAATAAGTATTTAGCTACTCCGTCTGATTGGTTAGCTACGTTTAGTCTTGCGGTGATTAATGCGGCGAATGAATACCACTATCTTTTGAACAAAGATGTGAACTTTATCCGTGAATCGTACCCCGATACAGACGCTGCGTTCTATGGAGAACCAGAGTATTACGCCATCTTTGACGACAATACCTTTATTCTTGGACCTACGCCAAACGCAAACTATGCGGTAGAGCTGCATTATTTCTACTATCCAGAGTCAATCGTCACTGCTGGCACAAGCTGGCTTGGCAATAACTTTGATTCCGCATTGTTATACGGCGCTTTGCTAGAGGCGGCTAACTTTATGAAGTCGGATGCAGACATAATTAACTTATACAAAGCCCGTTTTGACCGAGCAATGGCAGAACTCAAACAGTTGGGTGATGCTAAAGATCGTCAAGACTCTTATCGCAGTGGACAAGTGAGGTATCCAGTCAGATGATTAGTGTTCACGGACTAGGCGAATCCAACGGGATTCAAGTATTTACTAAAGACCATGGTGGCTTTACTCCAGAGGAGTTGGCTGAACGGGCTTTAGATAGAATTATTCAGGTAGGCGACCAGTCGCATCCATTGGTTCGGGATCAAGCAATTGCTTTCCGCAATCATATTCGTGGTGTGTTGGTTTTTTATATGAATGAAGCGGTAAAATTTGATCGTGTGACCTTAGCTTATAAACTAAGAGAATCTGGTCATCCTGAATTAATTAAACTTTTAGAGGAGTAAATCATGCCGTTCACAGGTAACTTCATGTGTACCAGCTTTAAGCAACAAATCTTGCAAGCTGCTCACGATTTCACAGCGTCAACTGGCGATACTTTTAAGTTAGCTATGTATGACAATTCAGCATCCTTTACGGCTGCGACTACTGCATATACGGCAACGAATGAAGTAGCAAACTCTGGTACTTACACTGCGGGTGGCGGCACTTTAACAAATATCAGCCCAACCACTTCTGGTACTACAGCGTTTACTGACTTTGCGGATCTGTCATTTACCTCGGCAACTATTACGGCTTTTGGTGCGTTAATTTATAACACCACGCCAACTGCTGGCTTAGGTTTAACAAATCCTACCGTTTGCGTACTAGACTTTGGTGGTGCTAAAACCTCCACGGCTGGCACGTTTACAGTGGTGTTTCCTACTGCCGATGCTTCTAATGCAATCATACGAATTGCTTGATTTGTGAAAAAGTGTTTGGTTTGTGAGCAAGATAAACCATTGAGCGGGTTTTACAAACGTATTGATTCGCCCGATGGTTATCGTAACGACTGTAAAGAGTGTCGTAAACGAGCTTCGCTTAAAAATTTTTACGCTAATCCAGAAAAGAAAAATGCCAAAAATATGGAAGCATATTGGAAGCGTAAGGAAAAAATACCTAATTTATGGGCTGATGTTTATGCTAAGAGGCGAGATAAGAGCCTCCAACAATCAAAAGTCTATTATGAGGGTAACGCTGAGGTAATAAAAAGCCGCCAGCGTTTATGGAACAAGACAAATCGTGGTTTGGCAAATGCATTAAGCAAGAAGTACAAGAGCAAAAAAATAAATGCTACACCTAGTTGGCTAAATGAGAGTCAATTATTATTAATAAAATGTAAGTACCAAGTTGCCGCCATGTTAAATGTTCACGGTGTTGAGAGATGGCACGTAGACCATATTGTTCCTTTGCGTGGAAAAACTGTGTCTGGACTTCATGTTCCTTGGAATTTGCAAGTGATTCCTGCCAAACAAAATCTATCTAAAGGGAACAAAATATAATGCCTCTTGTCGTTAGAGACAGAGTTAACGAAACCTCGACCACAACAGGTACGGGGACGTTTACTCTTGCTGGTGCTGTTACAGGCTTCCAAACCTTTTCCGCCATCGGGAACGGGAATACTACCTATTACACAATCGTCCTTCAAGGCGGTACTGAATGGGAAGTAGGACTTGGCACATACACGTCTAGCGGAACGACATTAAGCCGAGATGTAGTTTTATCGTCTAGCAATAGCGGGTCGTTAGTCAACTTTTCGGCTGGCACAAAGAATGTATTTTGCGATTACCCAGCTCCTAAAGCGGTTTATGGCGATGCAACAGATACAGCGTTTGAGGCTCAGTTTGCCGCTTCAAACGGCTTACTGCTGAGTAACATGACGGTAGGGACTTCTTTTACGATTCCCACGGGTTATTCGGCTAGTTCGGTAGGTCCTGTGGTTGTATCAAGTGGGGTGACAATAACGGTTCCGTCTGGGAGCCGTTGGGTGGTGCTGTAAATGTTTGGTTTTTTTCCGTTCTCGGCAGCGCCGTTTTCGGATCTAGGTTCGGTTAGCGTTTCTGTAAGCCTTACGGGGGTTGCAGGCACAGGGCAGGTTGGTAGTGTAGCGGTTACGGGTAGTGCGGTAGTTAACCTAACTGGGGTTTCAGCTACAGGTCAGGTAGGCAGCGTAACGGTTCAGGCGGCGGCAAATGTACCCGTCACAGGATTAGAGGCAAACGGAGCGATAGGCTCAGTTGTTGTTACAGGTACAGCAAACGTAGATTTAGTAGGCGTTTCTGGGGCTGGGCAGGTCGGAAGCGTTGCAGTATCAGGTACAGCGGTTGTTGACGTTACAGGTCTACAGGCTA